ATGGTTTGCATGAATACGAAACCAATATCGATTCGATTCAAACAATTCTTGCCAATACCGCGAGCAAGGGAACCAATCTAGATCAAGTTAATGCCGCTCTTGATCAGCTGAATGTATATTCTGACAAGACTATTTACAACTTCGGCCAGATGGCCAAGAACATCGGTACGTTCACCGCGGCTGGCGTTGATCTAGATACCTCTGTGAACTCGATTAAGGGTATCGCAAACATCGCGGCCATGTCGGGTTCTAGCGCTGACCAGGCCTCTACGGCCATGTACCAGTTGTCTCAGGCCATTGCTGGTGGTTCTCTGAAGCTTATGGACTGGAACTCGGTCGTTAATGCTGGTATGGGTGGTGAAGCACTTCAGAACGCACTGTTCCAAACTGGTAAAGCAATGGGTACACTCAACGATGTGCCTATTGGACAAACCTTCAAGCAATGGACTGATAGTGGGCACTCTTTCCGCGAGTCACTCAAAGATGGTTGGGTTACCGCTGACGTTCTGACCACCACTCTTGGCGCAATGAGTGGTGACATGACAAGGGAAGGGCTTATTGCCAAAGGGTTCAGCGCAGACATGGCTGACCAAATGTTGGCAACAGCGCAGATCGCTCAGAATGCCGCTACAAGAGTTAAGACCTTCACGCAGCTTGTTAGTACCACTAAAGAACAAATAGGCACAGGCTGGTCAGATTCGTTCAAGCTTATCATCGGTAACTTCCAACAAGCTCAGGGCTTGTTCACATTGATCAGTAATTCAATCGGAAAAGTTATCGGTGAGAGTAATGATGCACGTAATAGGGTTCTAGCCGGATGGAACGTGTTTGGTGGCCGACAAGCTATCGTCGAATCGATGATCAATGTTTGGCAAGCTCTTGGCGATGTTCTTAGGCCAATCCAAGCGGCATTCAGAGAGGTGTTTCCACCAACAATGGTGGTTACACTTCTAAAGTTGTCGGCTTTCTTACGAGATTTTACTCAGAGTTTAGAAGTCAGTGGCGCGACAGGCGAAAAGATCAAGTCTGTATTCAAGGGTATATTCTCTGTATTTAGTATTGGTATTGCTATTGTAAAGGGAATTGCCCACGTCTTTACAAGTTTGGTAAGCGCATTATTTGGATTGACTAGTGGAGCTGGTGGGGGATTCCTAACCATTGCCTCTGGTATTGGAGAATTTGTCAGTAAGATAAGAGAGTTACTTGTTACTGGTGGAGTTATTCAAGGCTTCTTCAATATGCTCGCCAATGTACTAACAGTACCAATCAAGCTTATAACTCTTGTAAAAGACGCCGTTGTTGGATTAGTCAGTAGTTTGATTTCAAGTTTCGGTGGATTTGGTGGAATTTTCTCCGGAGCTACTTCTGCATTTTCCAATTTTGGTTCAATATTTTCTAGTGTTATTTCGCAACTTGAAAAATGGCTTACTATTGCGACGATTGCTGTTGTTTCATTTGTTGCATCCATTACTTCGGATCTTCCAAGCATCATTCCAATTGTAAACAAGGTTATCGGGTTCCTCCAAGGCGTTGCCGGTAGCGTTGGCGATTTCTTCGGAAACCTCTTTGGAACTGCCAGTGGAGGAGCAGCTGCGGCTGGTTCTGGAATCAAAAAGATATCCGATGATATCAGTGGACTCAGTGTAAACATGAGTTTCCTTGGCAAAGTTGCTAAGGCACTTGGTGACGCATTCGGTAAAGTTGTTGATATTCTTTCTACTATGTGGGACAACTTCAAGAGCAACGTAAGCGGTATCACCAGCGCGTTTGGTGAAATTGGTAAAGCTATTGGCGATGCGTTCAGCAACATAAAGTGGGATAAAGTTCTTGATGGAGCCAAGATTGGTCTGGCTGCAGGAATAGTTGTAGTCATAAACAACTTCGTCAAGAAACTCAATACCGGAAGTCTTATTTCTGCTTTGACTGGTGGTCTATCTGATAAGATCGGTGGAGCATTCGAGCAACTTACAGGTACGCTCAAGTCCATGCAGAAGCAAATAAAAGCCGATACGTTGATCAAGATTGCCGAAGCTATGGCGATTCTTGTTATATCCATGATTGCTTTGTCGTTTATTGATGCTGTTTCTCTTGGCAAAGCTCTAATTGCGTTGTCGGTTGGATTTGCAGAACTTGCTGGTGTATTCAAGCTCTTGGATCACGTTACAAGTGGTGGTCGTAAGATACTCGCATTTGCTGGAGCTATGCTCCTTATAGCTGCTGCTATTGGTATTCTAGCTCTATCTTTGGCTCTTATATCTAGTTTGGATCTAGAAGGAATTGGTAAGGGTCTTCTTGCTATTGGTGCTTTTGTTGGTATGATTATTCTCTTATCGCATACCATGGGAAAGGATACCGAAGGCCTGGCAAGAATGGGCTTGTCACTTATAGTGGTATCTGCAGGGTTACTAGTCCTATCAATCGCAATGAAAGTCTTTGCGGGTATGGACTGGCCAACAATGATTCAAGGTTTGGCTGGCGTTGGGATTGCCATTGGTTTGATGGTTGCCGCAATGCGAAACATGCCCGAGAAGGGTGTGAAAGAGAAAGCTGCCAGTCTGTTCTTCCTATCGTTGGCAATTTCTGGATTGAGTAAGATTGTCAAGACGTTCGGAAATATGGATTTGCAAGTACTTGCTCAAGGACTTATTGGAACCGCGGTCGCATTGGCCATACTTGTAATAGCTTTGAAAAACATGCCCGACAATCTCAAAGAACTTTCAGTTGGGCTACTTCTTGTAGCGGTTGCACTGAATGTCATGGTCAATGCTATTACTACTATGGCAAACATGGACCTCGCCAGTCTGGCACAAGGCCTTGGCGCCCTAGGGCTAGCGCTGTTTGGAATTCAAGCTGCAGCAAATGCAATGACAGAGGCTCTTCCTGGAGCGTATGCCATCGCCATAATTGCCGCGTCACTACTTGTATTGGCTGGCGCAGTTAAAGTCATGTCCGATCTTGGCACGGGTAATATTGTAACTGGTATTATGGCAATCGTGTTGGTTATCGGAGCTCTTGCTGTAGTTTCAACGCTTCTTGATCCAGCTGTTCCATTTATGATAGCAATGGGAGTAGCGCTTCAAGAGCTTGCTTTGGGATTCATATTGTTTGGTGTGGCCGCTGCTTTATTTGCTGCTGCAGTATTCTTGATTGCATTCGCGTTCGAGAAATTTGCTGCCGTAAGCGATGCTGGAGCACAACATGCTGTAAGTGCCATAAATACCCTTCTCGAAGCAGTTCCTGGATTTATAAAGCGACTTGTGGACGGATTCCTTCAGTCAATCGATGACATAGTCAAGGTTATTCCAGGTCTATTGAAGATATTTGGTAAGATCTTGGATGGACTAATTAGTCTATTGACTGAGTATATTCCGAAGATTGTGGATGTTATAGTCCTTCTTGTACAAACACTTCTTGAAGGCATTCAAAAGATATTCCCAGAGATTGTTGATACTGGAGTTCAGCTTGTTCTGGCCCTTCTTCAAGGTATTCGAGACAACATTGATAATATTGTTACCGTTGCTCTCGAGATCGTCCAGAATTTCCTCAATGCAATTATAGCTGCAATTCCGATGTTCCTTGATGCTGGTCTTCAAATTATCCTAGCCTTTATCAATGGAATCGCTAATAATATTCAAATGATCATTGATGCCGGAGTGAATGTTCTGGTTCAATTCTTGTTTGGTATCACAAGAGATATCATCACGATTGTGACCGCTGTTGGAACCGTCATTACCGCATTCATTAATGCTGTAACTGGAGAAGCAATTCGAATTGCTCAAGCCGGTACGGATGCCTTGATTGCATTCCTTGGTGCTATGACTGGTGATATTGTCAGAATTGCTACGGCCATTACAACAATGATCACAACTCTCATTACTGAAATTGAGAATAATGCCCAGCTTATTCTTGACGCGGGAACCAAGGCACTAATTCATTTCCTTGATGCGTTGAGTGCAGATATTGCTGAGATTACTCCTCATGTCCAGACGCTTCTTAACAACATCTTTGACTCTTTGCTAGCTCTTACAGCAACCTTTACTCAGAGAGGAGCAGATTTCGTTCTTAAATTCCTCGAACAGTGTGCTGCAGCAACGGTTCAAATTGCCGACGGGGCCAGAAAAATTCTAGTAGCATGGCTTTCGGCAATGTCTAGCGAAATAATTAAGTTGACCGGTCAGATTGCAGACGTTCTTACTGCATTTCTGAATGGCATGGCAACTGCAGTTCGAACTCATTCGGATGAGGTTAATTCATCAGCTAGAAACCTTATTAGTGCACTTATAGAAGGTATGGTTTCGGCCCTTGGAAGCGGGAGCATGCTTTCAAAACTAAAGGATGCTGTTTTCGGACTATTCGATTCCATGTGGGGCTGGGCAAAGAGTGCTATATTCTCTAGTTCGCCGTCTAAGTTGTACATGAAACTTGGCGGTTATATCGTTGCTGGTTTAGCTATTGGCGTTGGTAAGAGTGAACCAGCCGAAGAAGCTATGCGAACACTTGTTGGTAATACAAATGATGCGTTCAATGAAGCTATGAATTCGGCAGTATTTGAACTATCCGCCATGAATGAATTCAATCCTGTCATTACTCCAGTACTTGACCTTACGCAAGCCATGACCGATGCCAAAGCATTGAACGATTTGACAATGGCTGCGCCAATTGCAGCCAATCTCTCTCTTGCGCAGGCAAATACTATTGCACATACCAACAAGACTCCAGTTGGGGAAGCTACTACTGTTCCTTCAACTCCTACGACAGTTAGCTTTGAGCAGAATATTTATGCGCCAGAAGCGCTGTCCACCAATGATATTTATCGTTTGACAAGGAGCCAAATTGCTCTTGCTAAAGAGGAGTTGAAGATACCATGAGGGTAACCAGCATCAGCCTATATTCATCGAGTGACGTTGAGATTGCAAATCTAAGTTTCAGGGATTATGAATCAATTAATCCTTATATTGCAAAAGAAATTGTGGGGTTAGATGCTGATGAGATTGTCCCGAGATTTTATGCCATATCGCTTGGCAGTAATGACAAGTATTTTGATCTCAGCGTAAAGTCTCGGGATATTGTCTTAACCATAATGTTAAACCCCACGTACGGTGAAAGTGAGAAATCATACTCAGATTTACGAGATGATATTTATAGAGCCGTAGCATCATCTAGAACTGGTACTATGGGTTTGAGACTCTATGATGGCTTCGAAGAAATGGCTCGAATCGATGGGTTTGTAACTAAGATGGAGTATCCGCATTTTACGGACGCTCCAGAAATAACGCTTACAATAAATTGTCCTGACCCAATGCTACGAGGCCCAGATCACGTTAATCTCAACGGTTCTTCTGGTTCTGGAGTCAGCATTCTTGATGTAGAAGATTCAACAGCTCCTCACGGATTCAAATTTCAGGTGTCATTTACGGGAATACTGAGTGATTTTGTAATCAAAGACCCAAATGATGAAT